CGGGCAAGCAAATGACAAGCCAAGGTCTGGTGAGGTTCAAAAACGGCCTACGACAGTGGTTGCCTCTGTATCTCGTTCTACGAGTGCAGGAAAAATTAAGCTAACTCAAACGCAAGTAGCGTTAGCGAAAAAATTTGGTTTAACCCCACAGCAGTATGCTGTTCAAGTAGCAAAGTTGGAGAACTGAAATGGCTGAAACAATTGACCGCTCAAATCGTGACAATAAGTCACGCGATAAATCTGCTCGTACGGTATACGTACCCCCGAGCAACTTGCCCGATCCGACACCTGATCCAGATTACACGTTTCGCTGGGTAGCGACTCATGTGCTAGGTCAGCCATTAGCCAACAACGTGTCTTTACAGATGCGCGATGGTTATGAGCCGGTGAAAGCAGTGGATCATCCAGAATTGGCCTTGTTTGGTAACAACGCAAACGGCAATGTGGAAATTGGTGGGCTGATGCTTTGCAAGGCTCCCAAGGAACGCGTTGAAGCTCGCGCTGAGTATTACAACAAACAATCCCAAAACCAGATGGATTCAGTTGACAATCATTTCATGCGAAATAACGACCCTCGGATGCCCTTGTTTGCTGACCGCAAGTCATCAACAAGTCGCGGAACAGGATTTGGTTCTGGTTCTAAATAATTTATAGGAGTCTTTTATGGCTTATCCCACGGTAGACGCCCCCTACGGGCTAAAACCTGTAAACCTGATTGGTGGACAGGTATTTGCGGGTTCAACCCGTTTGATGCAAATTGCTAGTGGCTACGCTACTAACATTTTCTATGGTGACTTGGTAAAACGTATCTCGGACGGAACTATCGAAAAAGACACGGGCACAACAACTGCCACGCCTAACGGTGTTTTCTTAGGTGTTCAGTTTACCAACGGTTCAACTGGTCAAGTCCAGCAACAACAGTACTATCCAGCAAGTCAGTCTATTAAGTCTGGCACGCAGATTTTTGCTGTGGTCGCTGATGATCCTGACACATTGTTCCAAGTAGCTGTAGTTTCTGGCACGACTGTTATTACTGGTGTTGGCATTAGCGCCATCGGAAATAACGCAACGTTGGTACAAAACGCTGGCTCAACTACTACTGGTAATTCCAAAGTAGCTATTTTGGACAGCACTGCAACAACCAATACTCTGCCTATTCGTATCATTGATGTAGTTCGGGACACCGCTACTGCTGCCGATAACTTCCCTGAAGTTATTGTCAAGATCAATGCGACTATGCATCAGTACAACAACGCTACTGGCGTATAAGGAGCATAAATCATGGCTATTTCCCGCGCACAACTACTTAAAGAACTGCTCCCCGGCCTGAACGCTTTGTTTGGCTTGCAGTACGCTACCTACGGCGAAGAGCACAAAGAAATCTACGAAACAGAGAAATCTGAGCGTAGCTTTGAAGAAGAGACAAAACTGTCTGGCTTCTCTGCGGCTCCTGTCAAGAACGAAGGTTCTGCCATTGCTTATGACAATGCGCAAGAAGCGTTCACGGCTCGCTACAACCACGAAACCATTGCCTTGGGTTTCTCAATCACTGAAGAAGCGGTTGAAGATAACTTGTACGACAGCTTGTCTGCTCGCTACACCAAGGGTCTGGCTCGTGCTATGGCTTACACCAAGCAGGTTAAAGCTGCTTCCATCTTAAACAACGGCTTCACAGGCGGTGTTTATGCTGGTGGTGACGGTGTTGCTCTGTTCTCTACAGCGCACCCTTTGGTGTCCGGTGGTACCAACAGCAATCGTCCTTCAACCAACTCTGACTTGAATGAAACATCGTTGGAAAACGCTGTGATTCAGATCGCCGCTTGGACTGATGAGCGTGGCTTGTTGATCGCTGCTAAACCTAGAAAATTGGTTGTGCCTCCTGCACTTCAATTCGTTGCTACTCGTTTGCTCGAGACTAACCTTCGTGTTGGTACCGCTGACAACGACATCAACGCGTTGAAGAACAACGGTTCAATCCCTGAAGGTTACACAATTAACCACTACCTGACAGACACCAATGCTTGGTTCTTGTGCACAGACGTTCCTAACGGCTTGAAGCACTTTGAGCGTATGGCCTTGACTACTGGCATGGACGGTGATTTTGACACTGGAAACGTTCGTTACAAAGCCCGTGAGCGTTACAGCTTTGGCTTCAGCGATCCATTGGGTGTCTTCGGTTCACCCGGTTCGACCTGATAAAACAACCCCACAAGGGTACGTTTGAGGCCACCTGCGGGTGGCCTTTTTCTTGTCACAAAGTTAAACTACGATGGACTTGCAGCCGCGGTGGTTGCACTAACACAGGGGCACATCATGAAATTTGAAATGGAATTTGGATACTTTGGTAATAACAAACTTTCTATTGAAACAACTGATTTTGATATGATTCAGATTTTTCAAGAGTTTGTTCAGTTTCAAGAAAACTACGGCTGGGCGGTTGAGTACGTAGCCGTGTCTGATGACGAGTTTGAAGACGAAGATGACACAGAAGAAGAGTTGGACGGCGCTGAAGTTGAAGCTGCCGCAGAAGCTGCGGATAACAAGTAATACTAGGGGGCTTCGGCCCCCTTCTTCTTTTTAGCTTTTTTAACAAGCCGTTCGTCGTGATGGTGTATACGGTGGCAGTTGGCGCATAGCACAATGCACTTTTGAACTTCTTCCATAGCGCGCTTAAATGCCCGATTTTTTACCAATTTATTGACCGCAGCTTCTTTGGTACTGCTGTCTATGTGGTGAAAGTCAAGCGTTGCCGGGTGGTTTTGCCCGCATTTTATGCACGCTAATGTAGCTTTAAAGCTACGCCACTGATCTTTATATGCCTTGGCAGAAGCCTTGCTTGCCGCAATTACAACGGCTTTATTGTTAGCGTAGTACGTACTTGCGTACGTCTTTTGTTTAGTTTGTTTAACAATTTTATCTTTATACGGCATGTTTGATCCGGTACTTCCAATACAACGCCGTTTTTAAACCCCAAGGTTGAGATGGCTCAAACAGTTTGAAACCTATAGCTATCAAACTGTTAGCAGATGCGGGGTTTTGGTTGGTGTCTGTGATGACCCAGTTCATGCCTAACGCTTTGGCTTTGCGAACCCGCGCTTTAATAAACTTCTTCTGAAGCCCGCATCCACGATGAGCGCGTACAACACCTGCCCGACAAAGATACATAGTGTCAGACCAACGACTAGAGGGAACAACACCAGCGAACCCAGCAGCCTCACCGTCCTGTGTGTAAGCGACATACCAGTATCCTTTTGTAATTGGGTAAATTTTATCGTGGGGAAGACATGCTTTTTGAAGCAACGACAGCAACTGCACCACCTCTGGCTGACGGGTATCAACAGGGACAATACGGTATTTCATGCCTTTATGATGCCGAAAGATTGTGACAACAAAAATAATTGTTGCACGCTTAAAAATACCATGATATAAACGCAGTAATCCGGGTCTTCCGGTGCATCAAACAGTCCCGGCTGACGACATACAGATTGATGCGCCTAACTTGTATGTAAGGAAAAATCATGGCACGCACTACGTTTCAAGGCCCAGTCCGCTCATTGGGTGGCGTTTATCAACAAGGCCCAGCTTCCATTGTTTCAATCACCTCCAGCACCACGCTGACTCCTGAAGACCACGGTGGTCGCATTATTTCTGTTGGAGGCTCTTTGGCTTCCGCAGTTACGCTAACTTTGGCAACTATTAGCGCAGCAACAAACCCCACTACTTCTGGCCCCGGTCAAGACCCCAACACACTGAACAACCAAGGCGTTGTTTACACAATCTGGGTTCCTACTTCCATTTCTACAAATTCGTTAAAGATTGGTACAGACGGTACTGACAAATTTGTTGGCACAATTGTTATGAATGACGTTGACACTGACGGCGCTGCATTAGTTGGTTTTTCAGCCGCCGCTGCTAACGACTTTATTAACTTAAATGGCACGACTACTGGTGGTGTTGCTGGCTCATGGGTGCAGATTTTTGCTATTGCCGCACTGAAGTACATGGTTACTGGCACGGTGTTAGGCACAGGCACTGTTGCCACGCCATTTGCTAACTCATAATCAACCCAAGGGGCTTCGGCCCCGTTTTTAAAGGAGATTGATTATGTCGATGCAAACAGACGTTAAACAAGGGCATTTAAACCAAAGTGGTTTTTTTGTTCTTGGACGAAATCGTGTTAAAGGCATTTCGTTTTTTGGTACTGGCACGGATGGCACTG